GCATCTTCTTCTACTTCTTTAGATACTTTTTTTTCTATAGCTTTAGCTTCTTCTGCTAAAAATGAAGAAAATGCATTTTCAAATCCTTGTTTAGGGGTAGAAATATTATTAATAGGTTGTAAATCTACATAATTTTCTGATATAATGCCCCTTCTTTTAAGTTCATTTGAAGCTTCATCAAAGCTAGCAATTTTCCTAATTCCTTTAGGAAACATTCTTTTTGCTTCTTTTAAAAAGACATCTTTATGTCCTTTTCCCTCTTTAATAAGGTTATATTGTGTTTGTAATGTTTTCATTCTTCTTTATCTTTTAAAATGTCTAATATATCGTTTAAGTAGTCAACAACTAAATCTGTACCATATACTACAGCATATGATTTTGAGTCTTTTTTATAATAATCTTCTGTTTCTTTTTTAGCGTCTTTAAGTAAAGGTTGTATTTGACCTAATAAATCTCCTATACGATCAAAACCTGACATACGTTCTTGATGAAATTCTTTAGGTGATTGTCCTTCTTCTTCTTTAAATAAATTTTTAACTTCTAATCCAGAACCTTTCTGAACGTAGTTTCCATTTTTATCTTTAGGTACTAATTTATACTTAAATTGTTTAACATAAGCATTATCTTTAACTCCATCTTCAGATGCTTTAGGACCGGGACCTAAAGTAGCACCAATTCCTTCTTTAACTTCTTTATATCCTAATTCTTTATAAGCTTCATCATTTGGTTTAGATCCTTTTAATCTAAAAGCATATGGTGTTAAATAAGATCCCCCAGCAGCTGATGTAGATATTTCATCTACTATTTCTTCATTAAAACCTACAGCTTTTCTATATTCTTCAGGATAGTTATTACGAACATGAGTTCTAATTTTATTTCTTAATAATTTAGCGTCATCATAAATGTCTCTAAATTTAGAATCATTTTTAGCCTTAACAGCAACATTTTTAGCTGTTTGTGTAAATTCATTAACGTCATTTACTAATTCTCCTACATCTGGGATATAGTCAACATCCCAAGAAATTTGACCAGTTTCTGGGTTTATATTAGTTACGGTTGATTTTATCCCACCCGAGACTTTAACATCTCCAACTTTTGCACCCTTTATAGCAGGTGGTTGGGGGGCCTCTTTAAGTTTATACTTTAATTTACCCATTAGCTTTTTGTAATTCTTCTATTAGTGAATAATATTGTAACAAATTGACTAAATGGTTATCATTTATTTTTGCATTTTTATCTGCTTCAACAATGATATTTATAGTTTCTTTTAGTTTTATTTGAGTTGTTTTATTTTTTACACCTTTATTAAGTTCTAAAAGTGTTGTTTTTATTTCATTAACTTTAGAATTATAAAATTCTTTTAATGCTGGGTTTGAATCAACTGATTCAATAAATTCTTTAAGTACTATTTTTTGTTGAATATTTAATGCATCATATTTACCATTAAATTTTTCTAATAATACTCTATAAGTTAACATACGAAGATCTTTATCGTATGACTTAAACTCTTCTATTAAATTATCTTTAACTTGATCTTTATCAATAGATTGAGATGTAAGGTGTTCTAATAAAGTAACCTTATGATCTATAATAGTTGTAGGATTTGATAATTTATTATGATTATAAATTTCCATTAACAAATATAATGAAGCTTGAACTTTATAATGTGGGAGTTGAGTTTTAAAAAACTCATTTAAATTATAATGTTTTTTTATTTCATTAATTAAATTATATTTTTCTCTCTTTAAGGAAGATTTATTTAATTTTTGAGATGACTCTAAAAGTGTAGAAACAACTACATCAGCTTTTCCTTCTGTTAATCCTACCTTTTTAAATAGAATTTCATAAAGTTTATATTCTTTAGACAATTCGGATTTTACAAAATATTTTTTCATAATCCCAGTAGCCGGAGAGTTTTTACCTGATAATGTATCAGCTGTAATTTGTCGGACAAGTAACTCAAATAGAATACCTGTATTTTTATATTTTGAATGTTTAAACTTCATTCCTTAAGAGGGTTTAGTTATAAATATATAGAGATTATTGTTCCTTAATATTAGATTCATCAAGAAGCGACTCTCCTTTATTATCATTTTCAAATACTAACTTTTTAGTATTCATTGGGATTTTACTTAGCAATGTTTCTAATGCTAAAGGTGATTTACCTTTATATGAAGATTTTGGTTCATTCATATCTTTTTTCATTCCTTTAGCACCTAATCTATCTTTACCAAAAGCACTATCCTGTGTATTACGATCAGATACCTTTTCTTTAGGACGTCCTAATTTAGGATCAATTGTACCTTGATCATAACCATCTGGAACATTTGTAGGATCTGAATCCATTCTACCTTTACCATATAATGAAGCTAAATCATGAGGTGTACCATATGATTTACCAGTTTCAACTGGATCATTTCCTTCGGCTTCTATTTGGTTTAATCTAAATTTACGTTTAGCATCTTCGCTAATAAGATCTCTGTATTCATCATACTCATTTTCACTAAATCTAAAGATATTATCATAAATCCAATCTGTAGGGAGTAATTTAGTTTCTATCATTTGAGCAGCTAAATCTACTTTTTCTTTCATTAATGCTATACGTTCTTGATCGTATATAATTGATGGAGTAGTTAAAGTTAATTCAAAATTTGATAATTGTTCTCCTGTATATCCTTGAGTATATAAATGTACTGTTGCTATTTTATATAATTCTGATGTTACAATTCTTTGGATTCTATCAATTGTACGACCAAAACGAATATCTTCAGCTGCTAATGTAGCTTTACCTTCTGTTGTTTCATCATACCCTAAAAATGCTTTAGGTACTTTTAATGCCGCAAATAATTTATCTCTTAAATATTCAACATCAGCAATACCATCATAATCTAAACCTTTTGTAGTATCAATTTTAGTAGCAGAATCATTACCCCTAACTGGGATGAAGAAATCCTCCATCATATTCTGCATATTATATTTTAGGTTATAATCACCTGTTTGTTCATCAATATATGGAGCACGTTTCATTTTGGAAACTGTTTTTTCCATAAATGCATCTACTTCGTTTGGTGGAATACCCCCAACATTGATATAGTAAATACGTTTTTCAGGTGCGCGAACAATTCTATGTACTAACATAGCATCCTCCATTAATGAATATTGTTTGTATAATTTACGAGCTGGTTCAATATATGATCTACCATAAGGTAAATAATTAGCATCTGCTAATAAACGGAAATGAGCCATTTCATAATTATCAAAATAAATATAATTACCATTTTCTGTATCTAAACCAACTACAGTACCATATCCTCCATAAGTACCACCAGCACCCATACCATTTGGGTCATATTGAAAAACAATTTGGCTTGGGTTATCAGGATCAGATCCTTCTATTCTTGATATATTATAGGCTGTATAGGGGATAACGTTGTAAACACCATACTTTTCTGCTATTTCTAGTTTTAAGAAAAAATCACCATATTTACACATTTGGCGAACCCACATCCATAAGTTAAATTCTATATTTAATACATCGTAAAATAAATTATATAGTACTTTTTGGATATCTTCATCAGGTGATTTAATACTTAATACTTCACCCATATCGTCTTTTAAGGTGGATTCGTCAGCAATAATATCAAGTGCTGAGGCAATAATAGCATCAGTATCCATGGCTTCATAATCACCATAGAGTTCAATCCTCATTGTTTGGTAATTAAATGCTATGTTATTATATGGATATTGACTTGTAGTATATAACCTAGCAAATCTATCTGTAAGTGAATTAGTTTCAAGCTCACCAGCTTGCTGGATTGAATTTGTATCAATTACTTTTAGTTGATTACCTCCTACATTACGAATAATAACATCCGTAGAGAATAATCTTTTTAATCTTGTAAATACACTTTTATCAGCCATTTTTTATTATATTATTGTTATAAATATTACTTAAGAAGCCAACTAATGTCTTCTTTTCCCCCGTATGGGTTATCTATCTTATAAGGATTTTCTACATTATTTCTAGAATATACACCTGTATAAGCGGTTGTTGATTTATTCATTGCGTTTAAAGATGCTTTAGTTAAATCTATACCTTGTTGTCTAAATTTAAAAGCAGTATCACGCATAAACATAGCAATAGAGAATGACATAACCAAGTCATCATTATAACCAATTTGAGCTTCTGCTCTACCATTTTTCCAAATAAAGACTTTCATTTCATCTATTAATCTTTTTGATTGGATAGTAACCCCTTTATCACTAATATATTCTTGAAACTTACCAATTGTCATTGGTCTTGTTCTTGAAGAAGTAGTGAAACCCGGAGTCATTTTGCTTGTATCCATAT